CCCATGCGTCCAATGCGCCATGTATAACAGGTATATCGTAGTTTAACCCATTGAATGACACGGTTTCATGATTAAGAAATAGACGCTGTATCTTCTTTGCTTGCTGCTCATTTAACTTTGCATCTTCGCCAAATAATTCTATTTCAAGCGATGCACCTGTTTTATGATTAACGGCTAAAAATAGCCAATAGTTTTTATAACACTCAGTGTCAATAATGTAAGTATTCATAGGGGTATCCTATTTGTGAATATAAAAAAACCGACAAGTTGATAGCAAAATGTCGGCAGAGGAGAGGTGGAGCTTGAGGTTTTAAAAGTAAGTTTGCTTATATATAGGTAACTCTCGGAATAACCATATACTTACTACTCATACGTTTTTTGGGTCTATGAGGACACCCGCAAACTTACTTTTAAAAACTCAATTAGGCGACACGCATATTGGCGTATGCGTGTCTAGGATTTAATGCAACACACTATGCACTCGAAACATAGTGTGGTTAAGACCATTTAACAAAAGCCGATAGCTAAGTAATCAGTTTAACTATCACTAAAAGCACTGCTTACTGCCCCACTACAATCAGTTCTAATCTTCCCTATGTAGTTAGTAAATTACCGTCACCGATAATCATAACCCGAATCGAGCGCGTAGCTAGTGCGCTTTACCGATATTAAAGGCTGCAAGGTTGCGAATTGCGGTACGCTACGAGCAATGCTTTTATTCATAGTGCTTGTCTTTCCAAGCTGTCATTTAATTTTTACGGTATTAAACCAACCGTCTTTTACACTGAGGACACAGAGTTTAAAAATCATCCTCATCCGACTCGTCATCAAACGCATCGGCATTTGCGACTTTGGCATCGGAGAACGCTTCACCATCTCTCTTGAACTGAACGCCAAGGAGATTAGCTAGAATTTGTTTACCGCCTTTAGGATGACTTGAATACCAAAAGTCAAAAATAGCATTGACGTAGCATCCAGCATAGACTTTATCGTCATCTTCGGTAATTGGGGCGCGGTCTTTATCGAACACGGGAATACGTTTATTTGATGATCCTTTAAGCGCCATCATGTTAGCGTAACCATCATATTCTTTGTCATCACCGTCAATAAAACAGGTGATTTTTAAGCCTTTAGGTGCACCGTCTTTGAATGTTTGCGCAATGAATTTATCAATTGCGGCTTGTACCGTTTTGTGTTGCTTGCTGTCTTTGGGCATTAATACAGTTGCTTCGTATTTAGTTTCAACATTGTCGAAAACTGCTTTGCGAAACAATGATGGAAAAGACAAACGAACTTCACCTAATTTAATTTGTGTATCTGACATTTTAACCTTCTTGCCTTATGGCGTTATGGATTATGGGATTAAAGTGAGGATGGGTTATTGATAAATCGCCATTATTAAAGTGATTTCCCATCCTCGGTAACAACTCAACCGGAGAGCTAAGTTGAGTTAAGTTTAGATTGATTTACATAAACTGTCAATCGTCAAAATCAGAAAAATCATTACTAGAAACTGATAAAGATTTTCTTGGGTCAGTTTCTGGCGCAACAGTTGGCTTACCTGTTTTCTTAACTATCAGATTTTCAAACTCTTTTATGTTTTTCTTGCCTACCAACTTCTCGAATTTAGCCACAGAAATAAAATTCATTTCGTAAAGTTCTTCGTCAGTATGATCAATTCGTAGCGCACTTTCTGCTTCATCAATGTCTGCCCACTCACGAGAACTGCGACCTTCCACAAGTTTGTACCCTTTGAACCCTTCGCCCGACTCTAGGCGCTCTTTAACAACTTCTTCAACAGCACTCAGCCATGACTTAATCAACGGAGCGCTGCTCAGTGCAATGCTAAGTTGTTCATCGTTTAAGCGATTAACACTCACCATGTCGTCAAAGTCTGCAAACTCATTCTGTATCGCGTTCTCAGTGTACCGCATAAGCTCTGGGCATCTTGCCTTGTGCTTACACCATTGGCATTGCTTATCACCTGCTGTAAGTGGCGCATTAGGCTTCATAGCTGCTTGCGCTCTATCTTTTACCCATTCACCAAAACGTAGTAACTCGTCTATCGTCATCACATTTTCATCAACATGATCCAGTCGGGGTTGATAGATAAACATCCGAATGGTTTTAATATCTTGGAGCATACCAAACTCGCTCAGTACACCAAGTGCATAGATTTTAGTTTGCGTCGTATCCGCATTAACCTTAACACCTTGTCCATACTTCAAGTCGATAATGATGACCGTATCACCATCGAGTATGACGCAATCGGCTGTACCGAAACCGTCCTGCGCATACTCGCTATAGTCTAGTTTCTGCTCGTAGATTTTGTGACCTTTGAATTCGTCAATGAAGTCCATGTAATCGCTTACATGACGGCACATTGCTTTGTCTACAGTTATCCAGTTTGTTTCCGGTAGGGTTTTGCCCTCAAAATCATACGGATTGAGATTACCTTTAAGACATAGTTCTGCAAGCTCGTGCGCGGCTGTGCCTTCGTCTGCAAATCCACTGCGCGATTCTTTGTATGGCTTTTGTGCCTCGACGCTACCGGAGCAATATAGCCAAGTAGCGCTACCACTTGCACTCAGCAGAGAGTGTTTAGGTTGTTCTTCATTAGACATTGTGGCTTTCCAAAAATGCGTTGAATTCGTTATAGATGGTGGGATCAAGTTTTAAAATAGTCGTTGCGCCATATTCCGCTAATTTAGCTGTAATAGCATCTCGTGATATCGTGTTCTTTTGACGCATCTCCAGTGCTTTGGTTTTGAGCGCTTCTGCTGTGATTGATGGCGTTTCTTCAACTATTTCAACAGGTTGTGTAATAGGTGTAGGTATTTCGAGAATAGGTGTACCTATTTCTTTTTCTTTCTTCTTAGGCGCTTTTTTGACTGGGACTTCTTCCACTGTTTCTTCTTCAAACGCTTCTTTTACTGCTTTGTCCATTGCTTCGTAAGTAGTTATATCAATGGTGAGCATTTCAACAGTTTCGTTGTTATCTTCAATACTTGCCGGTGCAAGCGCGTCATCAAGCGTCCGCACAACGTCCTCAAGTCTAAATTTGAATGCCGTGCTTTGTTTTGTCAGCGTGTCGTGAATACCATTGCTGATACCTGCTTTGATGATTTCATCCGTGTGCTTTAGGCGTGATGCCACTTCATGTAATAGTTCATAGCTGAATTGCGTGTTTGTGCCATGAATTAAACTGATTTGGATAAAGTCACCAAGTTGTTCATTTGAGAGTTTAGTTAAATCATTCATTGTGTTTTTCCTCTGTTGTTGTAAAATGAGAGTCAATCTTAACTTAACTCTCAGAGAGATGCAAATGGAAAATGAAGAAAAGCATGACGGTGTGTCCGTTGATGATGTGGTGGCGTGGTTCGGTGGTGAGCAGGTCGTGTTAGCAAAGAAGCTGGGCGTAACTAAAGCGGCAGTGTCGTACTGGGTATCAGAGGGGAAAATACCGGCAAACAGAGCGATACAGGTTGAGCAATTGACAGAGGGTGCTATTAAAGCAGTGGATTTACCCATAATTAAAAGATAATTCGAGGTTTACATGGTGGAGTCTAATAAAACCTACCGCATTAGTCGCGGTGAAAAGAATAGCGCGGTATGCGAAAACAAGACGGTGACTTGGGACGCGGTGTGTCGCGTACTGGGTAAGCACAAGTTAGCGCAAAGCAAAGACCAGTGTGGCTGGTTTTGCGGTGGGTCGTTTAAAGAAGGTTATCGCAACACAGAGAATTTAGAATGCAGATCACTGCTTACTATTGATATTGATGATTGCGAGATGGATTATGACGAGATTGTTTTCGAGCTTGAGATGCTTGGCTTTGCGCTTGTTGCTTACAGCACTTGGCGCAGTAGTGCTGGTGCATATCGCTTTCGCGTTGTGCTACCACTTAGCAGAGAGATTACCGGTGACGAATACGTTGCTGTGATGCGCTGGTTCGCCACACTTACCGACTTGAAGATTGATGAGAGTGCTTTTAAGCCTGCTCAGTTCATGTATATGCCAAGTGTGAGTGCTGAACTTCGGGATGAGAGTTTCACGCTGGTGCTTTCTGGTAATGAAGTTGATGTGGATTTACCGCTAAGTTTACCGGTAAGTTTACCGGTAAATCCTGTGTCGGAGTTTGATGTTGATGACAGCGTTGATGATGATAACTTCCTCGAGGTAGCTATCGCACATGAGCCGTTAGACTTGAGCGATGAGGAAGTGGATTCTTACCTTGATGCCATTGTTGATAAGGCGAGCGAATACAGCGATTGGATCACGGTGGGACAGGCGCTCCATCATCAATATAAAGGTAATGACTACGGGAAGGTGCGGTGGTTCGAGTGGTCAGCTAACTCTGATAAGTTCGACGCACGGCTAAGTGAGAGCAAGTGGAGGTCTTTTACTAGCGACAAGCGAGCGCGTCCGTTGACGTTTGCGAGTGTGATTAAAATGGTGAAGGATCGCGGTATTAGTGTTGGCGTTGTGATCCGTGATGAAGCCAAAAAGATGATGGAGAACGTAGCGGATGGCGTTGGGCGTGAAATCAATTGCGAGGAGGCGTACGACAAACTGCGTCGTAAACTTAGCAAGATACCTGCCCACGTTGTTGCGCTCACTAAACGCCAGCAGATCGCACAGGATATCTTTGATGGATGGGGTAAAGGCGAAGGGATGACTAAAGCCGCCATCTTTCGTGAACTCTGTCCGGCTAAGAAGGGTGTGTCGGTCATTGAATCGCCAGACTGGGTTCGTGACTGGGTATTTATTGAGAAGTCGTGTGAATACCACGATTTGAAGTTTAACTATAGTATCAAGCGTGAGGCTTTTAACGCTAAGTTTGATCGCATGGATGAGTGTATCGCTGCGGAGCGTAGTGCCTCGTCTATGGCGTTAACCGATTGGGAGATGCGTACAGCTATCGATAAAATGTATTTTCCGCTTGCCGAGTCCATGTTTAAGTACGAGGATCTGTGGTATGTAAACTCCTATAAAAAACGCGGTGTTGAACCGTGTGAAGTGCTTGATGAAGATGGTCAGAAGGTCATTGATATGATGCTCAAGCATTTAGAGTTCACGCTCGTTGAGCCGAAGGAACGGACAATATTGCTGGACTGGATGTCACATATTGTGCAAAAGATTGGGGACAGGATTAACTGGGCAATTTTATTACAGGGTACGCAAGGTGGCGGTAAAACATACTTCACTCGCATTTTACAGGGGATACTTGGCTCGAACGCAACGCAACTTGATCCTAATCAGTTCACGAAAGGGACATTTTCGGGGTGGGCGTATGGGTCGGTGCTGAATATTGTTGAGGAGATTCGCATATCGGGTGATAACCGGTGGTCAATTATCGACAGGATGAAACCCTACATTACTAATGACACTATTCAAGTTGAGGAGAAGTTTTGTGATTCGCGTACCGTGCCTAACTTCACATCGTATTTTTTATTGACCAATTACCAAGACGCTCTGCCGATTACTAGCGGGGATCGTCGCTATTGCGTTCTATATAGTCGCTGTCAGTCGGAAGAACATCTGTTTGAGCTACTCGGAGGTGAGAACGAAACCAATGCGTACTTTGTTAAATTGTTTAATGAAACCGATCGTCGAATGGATGCTATTTGCCATTATTTTATGAAACGGGAAATTAGTGCGGACTTTGCGCCAAAAGGACGAGCGCCTAAAACTTTATCCCGTGAGAAGATGATAGGATACTCTGTGTCGCATGACTCGGAAGAAGTAAAGGACTTGATTGCACACTACCACTGTGACGTAATTAATGAAACCATCTTGGACGTTACATTGCTAACTAAACTTAATTTTGAGGAGTTTGAGCCGTCTATTCCTAAGTTACCTAAAACGGCTGTTCTTAATCGAATTTTGCTTCAATTGGGTTATGAGAAAATGCAAATAAGGCTTAACGTCCCGACACCTGATGGAGCGAGAAAAAAACATACGCTTTGGCGCAAGAGTTCCGCGAATGAAAATAACGTGTGGCATGAGGTGAAAAAATACTATAAACAGGTTTAGAGTTGTCTCATTTTTAAAAAGTTTAAAATTTTACCTGTCTCATTTTTAAAACTGAAAAAATAAAAGTGAGACAGGTAACTATGTCTCAGAGACAGGTAAATAAAAAGTACCTGTCTCACCCTCTAGCCCTTGAATTACTTGGTCTGTACTTATTTTGAGACAGGTGAGACAGGTAATAATATAAATTATATGATATTGGGAAAACAGTTTTGTAGTTGAAAATAGAGTGGTTTTATAGTGTTATTTATAAAATATATATAAATAGGAAAGTACCTGTCTCATTTGTCCCATGTCTCAATTTGATTTTGTGGCAGATACAAAAAAGCCGGTGATTAAACCGGCTCTATTTTTATGCTTCGGGTTCTATTCCATGTTTTCTCGGATCATATTGCCTGTGACCAGCACGTCCACCGCAACCCTCACATTGAACAAAAACATCTAAGACTCTTCCATCTTCATCGACGTATGTTTTTGCTCCGTCCATGGGGTCAAGTGGCGCTGTCATATCACACCCACAATCTAAACATCTGTCATACGGCAGTGACCGATACTTTTTAAACTCGATGGCGGTTCTGATTGCCATACTAATGAATTTGCTTTTTGATCTAAGTCCAGCGCCTTCGATAAAGTCTATCAAATCACCAGCGAGCGATAGTTGGTAATGTCTGCACTTTTTCTTCGGATCTACTTTAGGTCTTCCCCTGTTTACTTTGAGCGCCTTGGGGACTTTGACCTTCATAGCTTTTTTCGGTATCAACATGACTTAATCTCCCCGTACTCTGCTTCCAGTGACTTGTACGCGATAACGTACTCTCTGTATGCTTGGAACAAATGCACGTCTTCATCGTACAGCATTTGCAGGTAATCACTTGGCAGTGATTCAATATATTGTTTGTAGCTCATCATCATGTCTATTCTCCGGTATAAATGTAAATGCGTGTTTTGTTGTTATAGATTGGCAATTGTTTACGGTCATAATGGCGTGTAATTTTAAAGCCTATTTTTTTACCATCTGTTGTAAAGTAGTCTGTTTTAGATCCGTGTACCAATCCCCATTCACCAATTGATAAAATCAATCGGCTACGCAGGTTCGGGAAACTAGCGCGGCAATTTGATGTTAATTCGTGAGCAGTATCTAATGTGAATGATGGCATGGCTTATTCTCCCCAAATGATAATCAGCTCGGCAACAAAAACTACAGTGAAAATTGTAGTTAAGATTGATCCAACAACTACATCATAAAAAGTATTCATGTTATATCTCCGGTTTAATTTAAATGTATTACTGCAATAGTGCAGTGTATAGCGCTCTAATTCTAAAGCGCTACACGCTGAACTATCAAGCGCCTATTTTTTGTGCGAATTCGGGTCTATTTTCTTCACACCATTTTGCAAATTTTTTAGTCATTGCCGCTTTAGCATAGCTATAAGGGAATGCGCGAGAAGGCGCTCTGTAGCTTTCAAAATACTCTCTGAACTCTACCACTGGATACCAGCGTTTACCGCTGTCTTGTGTACCGATTTTGTTTAAGTCGTTCCAAGTTAAATTTCTCATTTTTGCTCTCCGGTTTAGTTAAAATGTGCGCTGCTGTTACACAGCGCTAAAAATGCTTATTGTGCCCACTCTGGGAAGTAAGGCTTTTCTTGTTGGGATTCTAAATAATCTTTGTACAGTTCGCGAATGCTAATACCTTCATACGCCCAACCTTGAATATCTTCTAAGATCATCGTGTTTACAAACTCTTCATACGTCCATACTTTTTCGTTCATATCTATTCTCCAGTTAAATGTAATTTAGTTCTTTAGCAATGCGTTTCAGTGCAGTTTCTATGTGACTGTCTTCAAGATACAAATAAAGGTAATCAGTAGCAGTGAAATGTAACTTGGCGGCTTTGAAAAGTCCCCATACGAAAAAGCGTTCTTTGTTCTTACCTAAATCATTTGCTTTGAATGCCAGCATTTGATCGCGCGGCAATTCTGAAATTGCCTGTTTCATCATGTTGTAGTGCGCCTGTTGCATTTTCATGCTTCCAATCTCCCTACTTTGTAAGCTCTGACATATTTTTTCATTACATCCATTGACTTGCTATACATCACCAAGCCGCAAGGAAAACAGACTGATAGTATTTCAGTGTCGTCATAATGAGCGCCACAGATATACTCGCCCTTGTAAAATACCGACCATGAGCAGCAGATTAACGATGAGTTCCAGCGTTGACTTGCTAAATTGTTTTGATAGGTTCTATTTGCTTTCATTTTAGTTCTCCGATCTTATTTCATTATTTCGTTAATAAATACCACATCATTGTGACTGTAGCATAAACGGCAGTCATTACATGATTTACTGCAATTGATTGTAATACTAGGTTTTAAATCTGATTTTTTGTGCGCTGTGAATACTTTGTCGTATCCAGCAGGCAATTTATCAACTTTGTTCTTTTTGTTGCTGGAATGAATCAAAATCACGTTAGCGGGTTTGCTAACCATCTTTAAAACCTTTTTAATTAAGTCTTTGCGTTTTGTCCAGAAGCCAAAAACTGTTTCGGGGTTTTTTCTGGCAATATTAAAATAATTCAAAACGTGGATTGCGTTATGCACTTCTCCGAATGAATCGAATCTCGCAATGGTGTAATTCAATCGCGGTAACTCCGTATCGAGCAAAATGCGTTGATATAAATCGACGTTGCGTTCTAATGCGTTTACCAAGTTTGGATAACGCTTTTCAGTGTTGATTGCATAGCATTTTGTACAAATCAATTCTTTGATAGCCGATTGGCTCATCTTGATGCAGAAAGGATTCAATGTGGCACTTGTGTTAAAAGACGGAATCCCTTCCATCTTAGCCGTACCCATCGTAATGTGAAGTTTATAAGGCATTTTGTTCTCCGGTTTACTATGTTCTATAAAGTTAAAACTGCGCTACTACTACCCACCCTTTGCGGGGGGTTTTGCGGCAAACCAGAAAGGCAACACCATGCTGATCATCAAACTGCGAATTCCAGTCTGCCCAGTCTCTAGCTTGTCGGTCTGCATCAGCACGTTTATGTGCAATGAAGTCTCCTCCATTAATCTTGCCATCAGAAGCAAAGTCGCCTCTGACCGCGATTCTGCCAACTTGGTTAAAACCACCCATATTAGTTACTGCTATTTTAAATTTTTTCATTTTCTCTCTCCGGTTAAGTAGTGCAATAGCGCACTGCATAACGGCTTAAATCAAGCCGTTACACGCTGAACTATTTTTACCATTCTCCCCACGAAACATTTGATTCTTGTTCTTTATTTAGTTTTACATACTCACCTAACTCTTTTATTGCTTGAGCATAGGTGGTTACTGTTTCATCTAACAACTCTAAAACATCTTCTTGAGGGTAGCATTCTATGATCCAATCCCAGCCTTTCTCATATCTCGCCATCGCGTGATCGTGAATTTTTTGAACCCATTTACTTTTGTCTGCTTTCATAATATCTCTCCGGTTTAGTTTAAAAATGTTTGGCGCGCAGCTCTTGGCTGGATTACAGAATATCCGACCTAATTTAATTAATCAATAAAATTATTTAAGTTAATTAACTTTATTATTTAAAATTATTTTTTAATAAATCTGATATTTTCCTAATATGTTGATTTATAAGCACTTTATAAGATTAAAATCAATTCTTTATTGCCTTTCAAGCTCCCGCATTCACTGCCTTCGAGCCTTAAAACTGGTCAGCTAATGCGGCTAAATTGCAGACACAAAAAAGCCTGTCGGATATTAAACCCGACAGGCTTCTCTTAAAACTAGTTTTACTTGCTAGGCAAACTTACTTAGCATTTTTTACCGCCACCGCCTTTACCGCCTTTGCCTTTCTTCATAGCCATAATAATCACCTCCTCTTTTACAGCATAGTTCTATTATAGTATCGATATGATACAATCGCGCAAAATCTTTATATCTTTACACTTCTTCTTATCGTCGTGAGGACGTTATGACAATTAGACAAAACTCTTTTATAGCTGGAGAGATGATCTCCCGTAAACAAATGGATCAAATGGGTATGCCGATTGGTAACCCGCACCTTCCTCCTTTCAATCGCAAAGAAATGCCTTTCTTCATTGCTCCGGCAGTCACAGCGGCATCAGTGGCAATCGGCACAGCGGCAACAGTCGGCTCAATGGCGGCAATCGGCACAGCGGCTCTCGCAACAGTAGGCGCAATCGGCACAATTGCGGCAGTAGCAGGCACGGCAATGAGCGTGGTCGGCATGGTAACAGGTGATAAGTCACTGATGAAACTAGGCGCAATTGTAGGCTTAGCCGGTGGCGTTGCTTCCCTTGCATCCGGTGCGGTAGCAAGTTTAGCGGCTGGAGGCAAGTTTGCACTAGGCACAGCCGGCATTGAATCAGCTAATGCGGTCAACGCGGCTAATGCGACAGCAAGCGCAGGCATCAATTCAATGCTTGGAACGACTCAAATCGCGCAAGGTCAAATGTCAGCGGCTGCCAATGCTTCCCCCTTAATACAAGGTGGGGCAGGTGCGAATACAGTAACCAGCCAACTAAATAACTTTGTAGCACCAGCGGCAACCGGTCAATTAGGGCAGGCAGCAGGGCAATTAGGACAAGCGGCAGGCACAGGCGCAAATGGTTTACTTAGTTCTGCTCAAGCACTAGCAGTGGATGGAACGCAAGCGGCAATGTCACCTGTCACCAGTTTAACAAACAGTGGGTCATCCGGCTACTTCTCTAAACTCATATCTGACATGACACCAAAAGACTATTTACTTATGGGCGGATCGGTGGTCAGCGGTGGAATGCAAGCCGGCAAAGAGAATCAAGCTAACGCGGCACAGCAACAGGCGTACGAATACAAACAGGCACAGCGCAACACACAGCTAAAAAATATGAATACTCCGCTTACATTGTCGCCTAATAACACGCTACAGGTAGGCAACTACACTAAAAACCCAGATCTAGTAGTGAAGGTGTAACCAATGGCAACTAAAACAGATAAACCAAAAGGCGGCATGACTAATCAAATGCTGATCGATATCGTCGCTAATATCGATGCTAAGGTATCGCCAGAAAATAAGAAGAAGTACAGTAATGCAGTAGCCGCGGCAGATACAATGATGTTCGACCCTAAGACTCATGCCAATATGGAACTAGTGAAAAATCCGCAATCGCGGATCACACCAGTTAAGACAATCAGTACAGGCGTTTCCGGTTTGATGTGGCTTCTCTATCAACAAAGCAAACGGACAATGAGCGCTGAAGTCCTTATCTATAGTGCTACAACTGTTATCTGTCACGTTTTAGACTTTGCAGAGCGTGGATTAAAGATGGAAATCACTCCCGATATCATCTCACAGACTGTACAGCAGGCAAGCGAAAAGTTATTCGAGAAGATGGGTATCACTCCCGAACAGCTAAAGCAGGCTATCGCTCAAGGAAAGAAAGAGATTGACGACTACCAGACACATCAAGACTACTTAGGTAATAAGATGCAGGCAGTCAAGCAACCTAAACCTACCGGAGGAATGTAATCATGGCTTATGGAATGTTAACAAGCGCCCTCCTTGGTGCAGGTACAGGCTTAGTGAAGTTTGGCATGGACAAAGTATCACGGTCAATGGAAGAAGAAGCTAAGTTAAAAGCAGATGCAGAGCGTGAAGCACGGATCGAAGAAGCGGCTATTAGGTCAGAGGGTAGAAAGAATGAGCGATCTGATTTTGAGTTTGATAGATTGCAATCGCAGAAAGCCATTGATAGTGCAACAGAGCGAGAAGCTAAATTCGAAGATGAGCGACGTAAACTACGCGAGGCTAATGACCCTAATACGTTGACAGGTCAGAAAAACACTATTGAAATTGCTAATCTAAAGAAAACAGGAATGTTAACTGAACAAAATATTGCAGAAAAACAAATTGATATTGAGCAAAAACAAAGGGTAATTGATTTACAAAATCAATTATCTACAGCAACAACACCGGAACAAAAAGCAATAATAACAGACCAGATTACAGCATTATCCGGTAAAAACACCAACGAGCTAAAAACATTATCTAAAGTGGTAAGCGTCGATAATGGTAAATCGCACTATGAGGTACAAGGTGTTTACGATCCTCGAACCAAGCAACAAATTTGGGCAAATAACATTACACCGGTTGATCCCAAAGAAATGGAAAATAAAGCCGTTGCGTATGCTAACTTAAAAGCAGGTACATCATTTACCCGCGCCACTGAAGCAGAAGCATTTGCATCAAAAGGATGGGGTGATACTAAAGAAAAGAACGCTGAAACATCTACCAATTTCTCAAAAGCCTATAATGAATTTAAGCTAAATGGCGGTGTGACTGTAGAGTTGGATAAAACCAAAACATCATTGTCACCTGCTCCATTCAAAGCAGATGATCCGGCAAGACAAAAAGAATATGACATTATCTTCGGTGGTGTAGTCAAACAGCATGAATCCGGTAACAAAGGCGTTAATGCTCAAAACCCAACGTCAACCGCTGGTGGCACATGGCAACTAACCGATCCTACCGCAGAGTTTTATAAAGCTAAAAAAGATGCTAACGGTAAAATATCAAACGTTGAAAAAGATAGAGTAGCGCCAGAGTTTTATAAAGATGTGTATAGAAACACCAATGGTGATCCTGCCGCTATGATTGCATCCGGTTTTGCACCTAATGATGTTAAAAGCGCTATGAAAGACGCGGTTAAAAAGGGAACTAAATGGTGGCAAGAAACTGATAGTATTACACCTAAAGATATGGAAGAAAGCTATGTTCGCGCTAGAGAATCAGTAGCTAGATTGCAATCAGTGGGGATTGAGCCAGACGCAAGGTTATTAGATTTTGTAGATAACTATAAAGCGACTAAAATTGCATCAGCAACGCCAGACAAATCAGCATTTAAATTAAAAGCAGTACGCCCAGCACTTTAAGGAATTAAACAAATGGCTATTTTTACTTTCGCAGCACCAGACGGAAAAGAATACGATATTGAAGCGCCAGAAGGCGCAACCCAAGAAGAAGCATTAGACTATTTGGTTTCTAATTGGGATACATTAAGCGCAACTTCTCAAGAACCTGCGAAAGTAAATGAGCCTGTAGAAACTCCCGTAGCACAAACGCCAGAGCAACCTGTAGCAGAGCAAAGCGATATATCATTTACTGATAAAGCCTATCAGTCTGCTAAGGAAACTGCCAATGTTCTTATGGACTATGTTGTTGAGCCTGTCCGTAAGCGTGCTTATGACCAATCATTAGCATTATCGAAAGGCTTAATAGGTGTTCCCGAATTCATTACAGGTATTGCCGACATTGCCAGTAGCGGTGAAGCTGGTAAATACCTAGAAGAAAAAGGTATTGATTATAAAGCGGCTAAAGATTATCTGACTGCTCAACAATCTCCCGAAGAACAAGCCGCTCAAAAAGAAATACAGTCACAAGATACATTTACAGATACGTTAAAATCAGCCGTTACTAATCCATCTGCAACCGTTAATACAGCGCTTGAATCATTACCTACATCTTATGTTGGTGGGCGAATTGGCGGAGCAGTAAAAGCACTTGGCGGTTTAGGTATAGCATCTTCATTTGTAGCACCTGCCGCAGGCGAATTAGTAGTAGGCGCAGGACAACAAGCCGAAGGGACACGTCAAGAAACTGAAACAGGTTTATTGACAGGTAAGCAATCAGCGTTAGCAGTTGCTGCGGGTGCAGGTGATGCGTTCTTAGCTGGTGTAGGCGGTGTAGTTGCCAAGAAATTAGGTATTGCTGATTTTGATACTTTATCAAACGGTACAGGCTCGGTAGATGTTGCTAATAAATCAGTTCTCAAACAAGCATTAGGCGGTGTGTTTACTGAAGGTGTACTTGAAGAATTACCACAATCAGCGCAAGAGCAGATACTTCAAAACATTGCTTTAGATAAGCCGGATATTTTGGAAGGCGTATCCAACGCAGCGGCTATTGGCTTAGTTACCGGTGGCTTAATGGGAGGCGGATATAGCCTTGCAGATATGGCTGCTAAAAATATACAACGCCAAGACAAACCTCAACCCGAAGGTACACCGATTGCAGAATCAATGTTGCAAGGTGGATTACCAACAAGTGAACCAACAATACCTGCAAGCGATCAAACCACTAGCACTTTAGAGGAATACAAAAACATCTTTAGGGATGAAAACTTAACTCGTAAAGGCAATGCGCCAGATACCTCTGCGCCAGTAGTTGATAACGAAACAGCGGCTACGGATATTATGGGTTCAGATGATCCTGTAGCGACGTTTAATAATGTAGTGGAAGCAAACACCTTTGGACATGATGTTGTTCAAACAGAAGCACAAACGCAAGCAAACATCCAAGCCGCAACACCTGTAGTTGAACCTATAGTTGAAGAACCTGTAAAAGCCAAGTCAGATAAACTAGACGCAACACAAGAAAGTTTAGACTTCATTGGTCAAGCCGTTGCGCAAGGTGGTGCAGAACTAAAAGGCTCGATGCTGTATTTGCCAACAGGTGAGAAGTATTCGCTCAACAAAGCGCAAAGGGATCATTACACTAATCTCATTACGCCAATTGAACAAGCGCCAGAAATACCAACAGCAGAAACACCAACAGTAATTAATTTAAAAGACATTACAAAAGGCGATTATATAGGTGAGAAAAATACTATAGATGCGTTCAATTCAATAGAAGCAGGTGATGTATTAATTTCTTATGATGGCTACAGAATTCCAATTAAATCTGTTGAAAAAGATGAAAACGGCAATGTAATCAAATTAATACCTTATGTGGAAGCAGGTGTTAATGGAGCTGAAACCTTATCGCATTATGATTTCATGGATATAATGTACCCTGCTCCGATTTACGAACCAAGTCGCAAAAATACAAGTGGATGGGGAACTATTGAGAAAAATACATTTGTTGATCCTAATCCAGTTGTAAATGCGCCAGTTAATTATGAGGAAACTCAAAGTAAACGAAATGAATTTTCAGCTAATAACCCAAATATTTTTGCTAAGTATCTGATTAATAATGATATTAAAAAAGCACTTGGGGAAATTGAAAATAATACTATTAGCAAAGACGACGCTATGGGTATTTACAATAACGCCAAGTCCACAGGTCTACTTACTTCAGATACAGTGAAAGAGTTATCTAAAGTATTAACGCCTGTAGTGCAAACGCCAACTGAAATGGGGCGATCTGCATTTAAAGCAGGTATCAAAGCACCTGTGCTTGATAAGGAATTTAATGCGCAATATATTGAAAATGCACCTAATGATGAAAGCAGACGACAAGCATTGGAAGAATGGAATAAAGCGTGGCATAGTGAGAATTTAAAACCTACAGAAACGCCAACAGCAGATTATGAAACGAGAAATGCTGACCGTGTTACGCGAATTAAAGAAGCTACTACGCCAGAAGAAGCGCAATCAATCTATGCTGAAGAAACATCAGATAATGAACGTCATTTTGAAGGAACTCGCAAAGCTGAGATTGCTATAAAAAACACACTGAATAAATTAGAAAGAGAATCGGCTAATAAAAAAAGAGAGGAGGCGTATGCCGCGGGAGAATGGGTTTTTCAATTTCCAACCAATTCTTTAAGTGATGCAAATCAAATGGCGAAGTCTATGGAAAAGATAGAGCCTAAAAATGAATACAGAGTTGTACCTTGGCAAAATGATGGGTATTTAGTACAAAAAAGAAATATCGAAGCAGCATCAACAACGCCAACAGATAAAACCGCCTATCAAAATATGACATTGGATGAATATAAAGCATCTCATCCAAAACCTTATCGCGTAAGCAATCGAATTCTGAAAACTGATATTACTCAAATGTCAGACGCGGACGTGTTACAACAATTCAATCACGAAGATTTGAAAACACTTGCTACCTTTATTGGAGCATCAACAAGTGGTACAAAAACTGATTTGCTAAACAAAGTAAGAACGATTCAGCAAAACAGAGAAATGCTCAAAGACAAAACTTCTGAGGAATTACAAGGACTTAGCGTTAAGCAATTACGCGAAATGGCTCAACCATTAGGCGTTAATAAATCCTACATCAACAAGCCACAGTTAATTGAGCAGATTTTAAAATGGCGTGAGCAAAGTATCACTGGATCGCAAAACAAAGTTGCCGAGCTTAATCAAGCCAGTGATGTTGTAAAAAGCGTTCAAGCTGGAAATCAAGATGTTGATAAGTTAAACATTAAACGATTTGCTAATTACCTCCTTCCACACGTTACAGCAAAAACACATCCAGACCTATACCCAAAGGTAATTAATGCGATTGCTGAAAATGATTTTACAGCGCCTTTTAATCAAACTCCGAGTAAAGTGGAAGCATTGCGCGACGCATCAACTCGTGCTACCAATCCAGATGAGAGCAAAAAGAAAGCTGATATTGCAAACGCATTAGAAAGTAAGTATGAAAACATTAGTTATACTGACGTTGAAAAGGTAAAAGCACAGGCTCTACCTAAACAAGAGGTGGTTTACAATAAACGATCCAATCAATATTTTGAGGATAGAGTTTCTCGAATAAAAAAGGAAATTGCAAATTACGAAAAAAGAAGCGCTTTAAATCCCAATGATAAACGCGCCAATTTAGAATTACCTATTTTAAATAAAGAGTTAAAAGATATTGGAAATCAATGGTTTATAAATAACTATGGGGACGAGTATAAAAAGGAAATTTACAAGGCTTATAACGAGGCTACCACTAATTCTGAAAAAGAAGTAGCGTATAAAAAAATAACAGACTTTGAGGATAGCCTCATTGTTGATGAAGCGTTTAAAAATAAAAAACGCCAAGAACAATCAACTGTGCAACCTGTAGCAGAACAAGCCGCTGTACAACCTGTTGCTAAAAAGAAACCCGCTGCTAATAACCTAAGAGCAATAACCGGTTTAGAGCCTATCGAAGTTGTTATCGGTAAACTTGGCGGCATTAATCGTGAGATAGCAAACCGAGAAGGGTTTTCTGATTTTAAAGGTCGTTACTTTACTAAAACAAGTTCACAATCTTTTGACGGCATGGCTGAAATTTTACGCGGCTATGACTTTGATGTAAGCGGTGGAAATGATTTAGTGGCTCAATTGCGCCAATCATTAGATGCAAAGTTGTTTGGTATAGGGCAACAAGTTTATACGTTTCAAGGACTTGAACATCAAATGGCGCTTGAGCAAGTCGAAGAATTCAAAGCGTTTGAAGCAGAGCAAAAAGAACTAGCTAAAGAATTATTAAAAGTAGCGTCGGGTAATCCGACAACAATTGATGAAATCCAAGCGGCAGAAACACCCAAAGATTTTGACCAATTACTCACTAACATTGTCACGCTATCAGAAGATGAAGCGGATGACTTCTGGAATTCCATTGGAGAAGAAAATGCTGACCAAACAACAAAAGATGCAAGTATTGCAACTATTAAAGAAAACGCTCCCGAAATCCTCAGCACCTACACGCAGCAAGAAGTAACGCAACGCGAGGAAGCGCAAAAAGCCGCAGAGAAAGAACAAGCGATAAAAGATGCAGCGGCAGAACGCAAACGCCAAGCTGATAATCAAGTTGATAGCGTAGTTGACGAGATGCTTGGTCGCGGTATGACAACGACTAAAGATATCTTTGCACCAGAGCGTAAGCCTAAAGAACAAGCGTCAACTAAAGCCGCGCCAAGTGGTAACACTGTGTTTACAGATGATGCGGCTGAAAAGGCTCGTGCTATCTTAAAAAGCAAACTGGGGCAATTAAATAGCGGTCTTGATCCAGAGTTAATGCAAGCAGGTATCACCCTAGCCGGTTACCACATTGAAAAAGGTGCAAGAACTTTTGCGGCTTATGCTAACGCAATGATTGAAGACTTAGGAACAGCCGTTAAGCCTTATCTAAAATCTTGGTATCTTGCTGTTAAGTTTGATCCACGCGCATCTAATTTTGATGGTATGGATGACGTTACCACTATTGATAAAGCTGATATTGAAGCGATTACAAAACAACCTACACAGGAAACTGAAAATGTACCAAGTACCAACAAGCGTGTGGAACGATATATCTCAAACGCAAACGCTATTGACGAAAGAGATGAGCAACCTATTTATGATGAAGCAGACACCGATGCTCGCATATTTGGACAAACAAGCGAGCCAGTGGGTAGCAGAGGGAATATTGCCAACAGTGACAGTGGCGATTCAATATCTACTGCCCTTACTGGTGGAGAACAAAGCGATAACGAACTATATACTGGAAACGAAGCAGGAGGAACTACGGTCAGCGCTACTGGAAATACTGACAGCGGACGAACTCTTGATGATAGCCTCAAAGGAATGGATGTTAGACGAGCAGGAAGTAATCCAATTACGCAACTTCCTTCAAAAGCAATTAAAGGGTCTACACCCCAACCTGTAGAAATAAAAACAGCGGATATCAGCAATATCAAAACAGAAATGCCTTTCTTAGATGATGGACAAGCTAATGATATTGCGTTTGCTGAGAAACGATTTAAAGATGAAAAAGGTGTGTTATTTACCAATGGTACAGGAACAGGTAAAACTTTTACTGGTCTTGGTGTTATGCGTCGATTTGTGGATCAAGGTAAAGACAACATCATTGTCGTCGCACCATCGCAAAACATTTTAGACTCTTGGATTAAAGCGGCTAAGAAATTCTTTAAGATTGATATTACTCTCCTCAAAGATAAAACGGATGCCGGCAAAGGTGTTGTTGGTACAACCTATGCAAACTTTGGCGACAATGATTCGCTAGTAGACCGTGATTGGGATTTGATTGTTACTGATGAATCCCAGTATTTAATGCAAAATGAACAAGGTGATGTAACCAATGCGCTCAATCAGTTACGCGCATTAACACATCATAACCTTGGGTTTACTTTTTGGTTTAATAGAAAAAACAAAGAGTTAATTGCTGAACTGGAGAAAGTAAAAGCGGCAAGTTATCTTGATAAGTTTTCAATATGGGATTTCAAATTAGAATCACCTAAATTTAGAGATGCTTCAGCTTATAGTGCGGAAATTAAAATTGCTTATCAAGATGAAATAGACCGTCGTAAACAATACAAAGACGATAAGTATTCTGAGTATGATAAGAAACGTGCTGAAGCAAAAGTAGAATGGGACAAAATGGATGACAATACTAAAGTCGTTCTATTGTCAGCAACGCCTTTTGCACATGAATCCAATATCGATTATGCAGAAGGTTATTTGTTTGACTACGGTGACCAAGAATCAACTGGCTATAACTCTGGTGGTGCTAAAGAGAAATACTTTATGCAACACCTTGGCTATAGAATGCGTTATAACAAATTAACGCAACCCGATGCAAAAGTTGATCGCAGTAATATGCAACGTCAGTTTAATGAAACACTTAAACGATCCGGTGCAATATCTGCCAGAACACTTAATGTGGATTACGATTATGATCGTCGTTTTATTCTAACTGAATCAGCCGTAGGTCAACGTATTGATGAAGCGCTCCAATGGCTTGCGGATAATGATGCGCGTGATTTAGCACAGATTATCAATAAACGATTTGGTGGACTTGAACGTAAATTTTTACTTGAAGCAATTAAAGCCAAAGAAGTTATCCCAATGATTCGTGATTACTTGGCAGCAGGTAAAAAAGTCATTGTATTTCATGACTATAAAGTTGGTGGGGTCAAAAACCCATTTGGTGTGCAAGGGATAAATTTAGCAGACGATGCAACTAAACAGCAGTATCGCCAATTTCAACAAGCCTTCCCAGACTTAGCAAGCGGTAAAGCACTTGAAGGAAGCATGACTACGCCTATTCAACGATTCCAAGAGGAATTTGGCGATGACGTAATGATATATAACGGGGACAGTAAAACTCGTATCGCTGATGTTGCGAAATTCAATGACGATAATTCAGGCAAGAATCTTATGCTCCTGCAATCTGCGTCAGCAAAAGAAGGTGTGTCGTTCCATGATACTACCGGTAAACACCAACGTGTACTTATCAATATCGGTTTACCAACAGCGCCAACCACAGCTATTCAACAAGAAGGTCGTATCTTCCGAGTAGGTCAAAAGTCAGATGCTATTTTCCGATATGTCAACACAGGTACAAACTGGGAAAGATGGGCGTTTGCAAGCACCATTGCAGGACGTGCAAGCGCGGCTGAAAACTTAGCATTAGGTGAATTTGCTCGCGGACTTCGTGATGCGTTTATTGATGCGTTTGAATTAAGCGGTAGTTACCCAGTTGGGCATGAGGGCGAAGGTAAAGGCGGTAAAGAAAAAGATCGCGCTGCGGCTAAAGCAGTTACCGAGATGGATAAAGCTCGCTCTTATTACTACGCACAACAACAGAAAAATGCGCGTACAAAGTCAGCAGAAGGCACGGATTACTTTGCAACGCCCGAACCTGTCGGTTTAGTAATGACACGCCTTGTTGATGCCAAAGAAGGCGAGAAAATGCTAGAGCCGAGTGCGGGTCATGGTGCAATTGCAAGATGGTTTAGACCAGATGCTGAAAGAACAGCAATTGAGCCAAGTTCTGAACTCAACTCACGGTTAGCATTGGTATTTCAAGATGGTGATATCAAACGTCAAAACTTTGAAGAACTGAACATTATCAACAAGTACGATGCGATTGTAATGAATCCTCCGTTTGGCACAGCAGGTAAAACTGCCATTGACCATGTTGCGAAAGCATTTGGGCATTTGCGTGAAGGCGGTCGTATTGTTGCGCTGATACCAGAGGGGCAAGCAATAAAGCGTCTTGAACAATTCCTTTATGGTAAAGATGCTAAAGATAAAATGCTTAATCCCGATGCGCATTTAATTATGAGTATTAACTTGCCCGATGTTACTTTTAAACGCGCAGGGACAGGCGTTAGAACTCGCATTGTGGTAATTGAAAAATCTTCAACAGGCAATGTTCCACAATCTCGTAATTTAGATTTGAGCGACATTGATAATATTGAAGATTTGTTTACTCGGATGGATGCCATTGAAGTTATGCCGAGAATGACTACAAACGAACAACCGTTTGGTGCAGATGTTGAAACAACATTAAACGAACAAGGTAAAAAAGGTAAAGCATCAAAACCAAAACGCGATACATCGGTTACTGATCCAGATGCAGTTATTGATTACATTACAAAAAGAGGCAAAGCAATCAAGATTAAATTGCGTAGTGATTTAACACACGACCAAGCTCGTGAAATTGATAAATACACATGGGCGTTTACAAATCCTGCTAACGGTGAAAAAGGTTTCGCTATTCACGAGCAGTATTGGAAAGACTTACCACCTGTTGCAGGGAAAGAGAAACCTCTTGAAGATATTTCAATTGAACCTAAAAAATCAAATCTTGAAACCCTATCTAATTTACCACCAAGATACGAAAGTAATGTACCAGAGCAAGTTAAAATCAATGCGCGTCAAAAGTTAATCAGATTAGAAAAGCAACTTGAAGCAGGTAAAATAACTGATGCAGGTTATCGTTTAGGTGTGCAAAAAGTAATTGACGGTCTTGAGATGCAACGTAGCGCAAGAGATGTTCGTCAAATTGAGGCAGGTCGTAGACGTGGTGCTAATTGGATTATTGCTAAATTGCGTAAAGGTGTTGCTGATGGGACTATTCCAAAAGAAGAAGCGGATTTGACACAATGGTTACTTGAAAACAATCCTCAGTTTGCAAACGAACTTGGTATCGGTACATCGGGTAAAATTGAAGGTCGTGCTGCGGGGACTTATAATCCTGTTTCAAAAGTCATCACGCTATTTACCAACAAGAATTTAAGCGGTACGGTGGCTGCACATGAAATTCTGCATCATACCGAAACGATGATGCCGCAATCTGTTCAAGACGGAGTTATCAAAGCATGGAAAAAAGAACTTGATAGAACTTTGAAAAATACCAAAGATGCAAATGTGGTTAGAGCTATTAATAATATGCTCCGTGCATCAACAGGTGATCCAGAAGCTAATAAGCAAATGGAAAAAGACTTTTCTAACAATGTTTTAAATTATGATGCTCATTATCAATTACTTAGCCCATCGGAGTTTTGGGCGGTAAACGGTTCGAGAATTCTGCAAAAGCAATTTGAAGCAAAAGATTCTTGGATTAGCCGTGCAGGACAATGGCTTAACAAGTTTGTTCAAAAAGCCAAATCAATATTAGGTTTAAAATCCGATAACGCTGTATTAAAAGCGCTTTCTGAAATTGCCAAAGGTAACGGGGATATTGTAAACGTGCCAATGGCTTCTGAAAAAGTAGGCACTGGCGGTTTACTTGCTGATATTGAGAGAAACCCAGACGGGAGTTTCAATATTCCTGCTGAATCATCCTTCCAGTTCTTACGCAAATGGATTCAAGATGACTTGTTAAGAATTCGTGTGGTAATGGATAGAGTTAGAGAACAAGGTGGTAAGGTTGATGAAAGTAATGACGTAGTTCTTGCAATGGAAGCGGCAGGTAATATCGCAGCTAACCAATTGGAAAAACTCAAAGAGCGTTACATTCAACCGCTGATTGACAGAATGGCTAAAATGAATGTAAACAAAGATGAAATCGGTTTGCTTCTTTATGCTAAAGGCGCACCAAGTCGAAACGCTTATATCCAATCCATCAATCCTAAGTTCCGTAAATTAGGTGAAGGCGGTAGCGGTATGACTGATGAACAGTCAGCCGCTATTATTAAAAGATATAAAGAAACAATGGGTGATAAGTACGCTGAGTTTGAAAAATTAACTGACGATTGGCAAAAAATTCAAAACATAGTTAAAAATATCTTAGTGGCATCGGGTGATATTTCGCCAGAACAAGCAGAAGAATGGGATAGTATTTCTGACTATCATGTACCAATGAAAGGCTTTGAGGAAGTTGACGAAGTTACCGGTAAACCTAGAAAATCTAGCCGTGGTAACATTGGACAAGGGTTCTCAATATCTGGCAAGTTTGATAGACGCGCACTCGGTAGACAATCTCGCGCAAATCAAATTGTCGAAAACATTGTTATGAATTTGGAACGTGCTGTTATCCGATCTTCTAAAATGTATGTGCAATCCACATTATATAAATTAGTTGAGGATAATCCCGATATTAACTTATGGGAAAATGAAGTAACGCCAATGAAACCTATTATGGGTAAAGCAAAAGCGCAATACGTTATGTATTTCCACGGTAGTGAAATTGGTGTTCGTGATACGCTCCGAGATGCACGTCGCTATGTTGAAGCTGAAACAGCAAGAACAGGACAAGAAAAACGCGAATATGAAATTGTCAAAGTCGGTGGTGAGCCACAAGTTACTTTGATGAGAAAACCTTATGACCAAAATGAGGAAATATCTTATTGGCGAAATGGTAAACAAGTTCGTATTCTTGTTAAAGACGAGGAGTTTGTTCAAGCGTTTAATAGATTAGGTGACGAAAACATTTACTCTATGTTTAAAACTATGGCGGCTTACAATAGATTCTTGCGTCACTCTTACACTATTTTAAATCCAGCATTCATTATTGCAAATGGGGTAATGGTTGATCCGCTAGTTGGGTTATACACTAATACTGCGAGATATGGATTTAAATACGCTTCAACAGTGCTTGCTAAAACACCAATGGCATCACTACAGATTGCCAAATACATGGCGAAAGGCTCATCGGGTAACGCAGAATGGGATAAGGCAATTAGACTTTATTATGATAACGGTGGTAAATCTGGTGCGGCATTTATTTCAAGCATTGAGCAGAAAGCCGATGATCTTAACTTGGCTGTTTTGAAATCAAAAATGTTAGATACCAAATTCTATGAATATCCATTAGATAAGTTAAAACTGATGGTAGTAGAAAATAAATTAGCTAACTTATTGAAATACTTAGGGGAAGTTGGTGAAACTGCAACTCGATTGTCTACGTTTAAAGTAGCGATTGATAACGGTAAATCTCCACAGGAAGCCGCTAAAATCGCGCGTAATGTGACCATTAACTTTAATCGTCGAGGTGTAGTTGGTCGTGAACTTGGGGCAATGTATTTATTCTTAAATGCGTCTATTCAAGGTACTGAAAACTTAGTCGATGCAACTATTAACGGTGAACATAAAGTGCAAGCGGCTGCAATGCTTTCTACTTATGTGACGTTAGGTTATTTGATAGCGCTACTTGGTGGCGATGATGGGGACGATGACTTGATTCCAGAGGAAGAAAAAACCAGATTCCTTAGCGTGACGTTAGATGAAAAAACAGGTCTGCGCGTAGACTGGAAACTGCCTTATGGCTTATCTTTCTTTAAAGATATGGGTACAGCCATTGCTAGAATTCAATTAGGCGGTGATCCAGAAAAAATCACTAACAAACTCATGTCGTCTTTCTTTAATAACTTCTCGTATGTAAACCCAATGGTGTCGGGTGAATGGAACGCTAAAGATTTGATAAGCGGTTTGATTCCTACTGCGGGAAGAATACCGTTTTCTATAAATTACAATAGAAATCAATGGGGTAAACCTATCTATCCAGAAGATGTTTACGATACCACTATTCCAGATAGTGAAAAAGAATGGTCTACAACAAGAGGTACGATGTTTGCAGACTTTGCTAAATGGATGAACAAAGTGACAGGTGGAACAAAAGTTGAATCTGGTTTAATTGACATCTCTCCCGAATCTATGAAATACACATTAAATGCGTTGACAGGTTCGGTAGGTACGCAAGCTTATAAATTTGTAAATTCGCTTTATACTTCATCAATGAACGGGGAAGAAATGAGTGTTGGTAAACTCCCCTTAGTATCCAATTTTGTTAAAGAAGATACTATTGATGCCTACCGTCGGGTTTATACAACGCAACGTAAAGAAGCTGAAGATATTAACGACAAGTTTAAAAAGTATGAGAAATTAGCGGATGACGCGGCAATTGATAAATTTGTAACTCGCAATCAATCTATGCTTGATTTCTACGATGAAACAAAGTCTATTATCAAAGATGTAAAAGATTTGCGTAAAAAACAAGATGAAGCGCGAATTGAAGGTGATAAGCAACTTCTAAAAGAACTTGAGAACGACGAGAAAGAGTTATTGATAGAATACAATTACCAGTATAATCGTCGATAGCAGTAATCATTTGGCGCTACATACCGTAGCGCCCTTTAACTAGGAACAAAAATGGAAGAAATAGAAGTTACAATCACGCGCGATGCACAAGGTCAATACACTGTTGAAACAGAAAACAAACCGGAGCAAATGGCTGAGGGCGGTGAAGGCGCAATGGAAGGTATGGAAGAAGGTATGGGCGCAGGTGTGCAAAAAGCGCGTGACCTTAACGATGCTTTGAAAATTGCCAAAGGTCTTTTAGAAGGCGGTGAAAATGCAAGTGCTGAATCACTATTTGCTAAAGGCTTTGGTGGTGAAGAAGGCGGTATGGGAATGGGTGGCGCTCCAGCGCAACAAGCACCTATGGGTAAACCAACTAGACCTGCGATGATGTAATATGGCTTTTGATGCTCTCAACAAGCTCAATTGCCGCCAACGGGCATTCTTGACTGCTTACTTAAGTAACGGTCAAGATGCGCCTAGTGCTGTTATTGCAGCAGGCTATTCTGAAAAGAGTGCGACCCAAAAGGGAAATTCACTTTTAAATACACCTGCTGTCAAAGAAGCGTGGGCGGAACTTAGCGGTGAACTTAGTAAAAAACAACTTGAAGTAATTGACGAATTGAAAGATCAGTTCTCCGATAAGATAGCGTCGATTTATGAAATTCAAGAGTTTTGGACAAAACTGGTTCGCAATAACAAAGACGAAAACGGAGATTACATTAAGTTAGATGCGCGTATTCGTGCTAGTGAATTGCTTGCTAAGAATATGGGTATGTTTATTGATAAGATTGAACACAGCGGTAAGGATGGCGCAGATTTGCCATGTATTACTTTGAATTTCATTAAAGCAGACACGACAATAAATAATGGCTGAAAACTTAGACGTACATTTCCCAGAGAAACTTCAATTCTTGTTTGCTCCTAGCCGTTACAAAGTAGCATACGGAGGAAGGGGATCATCAAAGAGTTATAACTTTTCACAAGCATTGATACTCTTATCGGCTCAAAAACCCATGCGCATATTATGTACACGGGAAGTTCAAAAGAGTATTAAACAGTCAGTGCATTTGCTATTATCCGATCAAATTCAACGACTTGGCTTAGGCGCGTTCTTTACTGTACTTGAAACTGAAATTCGCGGAATGAATGGATCGCTCTTTATGTTTGCCGGTTTAGCGCAACATACTGTTGAATCCATCAAATCTATTGAAGGTTGTGATATTGTATGGGTAGAGGAAGCGCAAACAGTAAGTAAGAAAAGCTGGGATATTCTCATTCCAACTATTCGTAAAGATGATTCTGAGATTTGGGTGAGTTTCAATCCCGATTTAGATACAGATGATACTTACACGCGATTTGTTTTAAACCCTGCGCCAAGCGCAACAGTGGTTGAAATGAACTTTAGTGATAATCCTTATTTCCCTAAAGAGCTTGAAGCAGAACGTCTACACTGCATGGAAACCAACCCAGAGGACTATGAGAACATCTGGCTTGGTAAATGTCGTAGCGCAGTTACAGGTGCGATATATGCGAATGAAGTTAACGCGGCAACTTTACATGGCAGAATTTGTAATGTTCCTTATGACCCATTACTTAAAGTTCATGCTATTTGGGATTTGGGTTGGAATGATTCGATGGCTATTTTATTAGTACAAAAAGTACGAAGTGAAATTAGAATTATTGAAAGTATTGAAGATGACCACAAGACCTTAGATTATTATGCTGGACTATTGAATAGTAAGAAGTATAATTGGGGTTATGATTTCTTGCCGCATGACGGAAGAACTAAGGATTTTAAAACAGGTAAGAGTACAGAAGAACTTTTAAAAGCATTTGGGCGTAAAGTGAAAATCACACCTAATATGCCAATCGAATCTGGAATCAAAGCTGCTCGATTAATGTTCTCGCAATGTTACTTTGATAAAGCACACTCTATTCGTTTACTCGAATGTTTAAAGCGATATCGTAGAAGTATCAACCCAAGAACAAATGAAGCTGGTGCCCCACTGCATGACACTTATAGCCATAGTGCTGATGCCTTTAGGTATTTAGCAGTTAATGCTGAAAGTTTAAGTAATGAAGATAGACGCGCTCCTGTTGCCGCTCCAAGATGGCAACCTTATGATAGTGGTGTTGGATATTAATTAATTGGAGAAAGGTATGTCGTTTTTTGATGAAATGGTACATAAGGTTTCAGATAGTGCTAAGAAAGCAGTTGATGAAGCACAAGGCGCAGTAACTGATATTTCTCATGGTGATATTGGTGGCGCAGTACAACACGTTGAAAACATTAGGGAAATTCCACAAGATACTGCCATTGATATTGCGACAGCAACTATTAACGAAATTATCTAAAATGCTTTATAATTAGCGTCGAGATGATGCTACGCCATGTCGTGATGACAGAGCAAACTCCTTTAACTGGAACTAAGAGATGATAGACGATTCTAAAATTGACAGACTTGACCGATTCGGAAAAGCACTTTTGTCTAAAAGACAGAAGGCGATCCAAGCTCGTAAAAAATCGGGCATTGAGGAAATTTGGGATCAAGATAGTGAATACTATGAAGGGATTGACGACGCTAATCGTGGTGAAGTCAGTACGTCTATTACCAAAAATCTTGTAGATCGTGGTGGCTATTCGCGTGTTAATAGAAAGCGAACTGGCTCTAACGTGTTTATGAACATCACCAAGCAATACACAGATATTGCTGCCATGTCACTTGCTGATATGCTTCTCCCTGTAGATGATGCAAACTTTGAGGTTCGCCCTACACCTAAACCTGCCACAATGGAATTGCTTCAAGTAAAACCTGTTGATGTTGGCATCGTCATGTATAAAAATCAACAAATGCCGATTGCGCAATTTGAAGAAACAATTAAACAAGACGCTAAAAAGAAAGCAGAAGAAGCACAAAAGCAAATTGAAGATTGGCTTGTTGAAGCGCATTGGAATCGTGAAGTACGCAAGGTACTGCGAGATTCAGCTATTCTCGGTACAGGTGTTATTAAAGGCTGTTACCCAATTATCGATGAACAAAATTCTGTTCACAAAATGTTTCAAAAACAAATGCCAACACCGCAAGGTGAAATGCAAGCAGAAGGTGTTGCTGATGTTAAGGTGATTGAAATTCGCCCTGCATCAAAACGTATTGATGTAAGAAACTTCTATCCCGATCCTTCATGCGGTGACGACATTCACAGTGGCAGTTTTGTTTGGGAACGCGATTATATTACTAAAAAAGAATTGCGTAATTTACGCAAAGCAAAAGGTTACATTTCTTCTCAAATTGATTTAGTGCTTAAAGAAGGTGCTGACGACGATTTAGAAAAGAAACGTGATAAGACTACTTATGGCGATAGATTTGAAGTGTGGTACTACTATGGCGAAGCGGGTAGAGATGATCTTGAAGCTGCTGGTTGTCAGTGTGGCGATAATGATAGTTATGATGTTGTCGTTGTCATTGTTAATAATCGGGTTATTAAGGCTACAATGAATCCACTGGAAAGTGGTGAGTTCCCTTATGATGTTATGGTGTGGCAACCAATGAACGATACTTGGACAGGTATCGGGGTTGCGCGTCAAGTAAGAGAACCACAGCGCATCATCAACGCGGCTACTCGTAATCTGCTCGACAATGCTGGTAAAGGCGGTAGACCGACTACCATTATTGCTGATGGTGTTGAATCGGCTGATGGCGGCTTAGTTGAAGTCGGTAGTGGTGCATTGCTTAGACTCTCACCAGATTCACCAATTCAAGATGCGCGTGGCGCGATAAGCTCAATTATCATTCCAATCATTACCCAAGACCTAATGGCAATTATCCAGTATGCCTTAAAGATGGCAGAGGATATTACCGGTCTACCAATGATGCTACAAGGTCAGCAAGGCAATGCGCCAGATACTGTTGGCGGCATGACCATGCTTCAGAATAACGCTGGTACTATTCGCAGAAACATTGCTCGCAACTTTGATGATCGCGTCACTGTTCCGCACATTACTCGTTACTATGAATGGATAATGCTTTATGGCGATGGGCAATTGAAAGGTGACTTTAATATTGAAGCTCGCGGCTCTACTGTTCTATTTGAGCGTGACGCACAGCATCAAGCCATTATGCAACTTGGCGCTCTTGTAATGAATCCTGCCTTCCAAATCAATCCTGCTAAATGGATTGATGAAGCATTTAAAGCACAAAAACTTGATAGTAAACGCTTTAAATTTAGCGAAGAAGAAATGAAGCAGATGCAAGCACAAGCACAACAGAATCAGCCACAAGACCCACGGGTTGCCGGTCAGATTGAAATTGCTAAAGTTCGCGCTGCCGCTGAGATGGATAAGGCTAAATTCTTACAATCTACTGACATGGCTGAGTTGGAAGTTAAAGAAACTCTGGTTATGCAAGAACTTAAATTCAAAGCGCAACAGGCTGAGATTGATAGACAACACGAAATTCAAATGAAACAAATGGAACGTGACATGAAGATTATGGAACTATCACAGTCTACTCAAATCAGTGTTGCTGAAATCAAAGCGCAATTAGCTCAAACAGCGCAAAAACTAAATGTACAAACCCAATTATCTAAACAGGTGCTAACTCCTCCTACAGAACCACAGGGTAGAGCGCCAAATGGACAGGCTTATCAGAAATGATAGATAAACCAAAAGTAGATACGAATTCTCCTGCTTGGATTGCAATTAGAGAATATTACTTATCGCGTTTAGATGAGTTGCGTAGAAAGAATGATAATCCTCAATCGCAGGATTCAACAGAAAGACTTAGAGGGCAGATACTTGAAATTAAAAATCTGTTGTCTATAGAAAAACCCGTAGGCGAGTAACATCCCCTGCAATTAGTAACTCGCACAGCTAACTGCCCTGCGACTAAAATGCGAAAGCATAGGAAGTAAAAATGGAAGAATCACAAGTACAAGGTGAAAACGCGGATTTAGAAGTAGAGGTTGACGAAGCGTTTGCTGATGGATTTGAGGAGTTCGGTGAAGAACCATCCAACGAAATCAAAGAAGAAGCAATACAAGATATCATCCAACAAAATCCATCATTTTCTGAAGAACAAGTCCGAGAGTTGTTTGAACAAAACAATCAGCGGTTATTTGGCAAGATTGGCGAAATTAACAGAGAAGTTAAGCGTCTTGAAGCACTGGCTCAATCGTCCGTACAATCAAGAGAAGCGCAACCTATCAATGTTACTGCTGAGATGTTCTCTAATATGCGAGAGGAATTTGGTGAAGATTTTGCCAATGCCTTAGCAAGAGATTTATCTCAGATACCTTTATCGCAACAAGGTGGAATCGATCAAACTCAGATTGATTACCTATTGCAACAAAAGGTCGCTCAAATTGAAAATAACTTTGAGATGAAACTTGTGACAAGAGAGCATCCCGATTGGGAGCAGATTGCACAATCACAAGATTTCAATGGTTGGAAAAATCAATTACCTGCGGACATTCAAGATAGACTAGATACTACTTGGGATTCCGGTTTTATTTCCGCTGCGATTAGCGCGTATAAAAGAGATAAGGCTTTGTATCAAGAGAACCAGAATAAAAAGCATCAGAAACTAGAAGCGGCAGTCATGCCAACAAGCACTGGTGGATTTGATGAAAATTACGAAGATGATTTTGAAGCAGGGTTTAATACAGACTAACTTAATTTAATTTACTATAACGTCGTGATGACGTAAGGATGCTTTAAAATGGCTATTCAAGGTTACAATACATCTCCTGCCAGAATTAACAAATTCAAAGGCGAGATTTTAAAACACGCTGTGGCGCTAGAAGTTTTAGCAAAACAAGGTCGTCAAATTTCTTTGCCTAAAAACCAAAGTGAAACTTATGTGGCACGTCGCTATGTTCCTTACAACGCAACTGCTGGTAATCCAAACATCTTCTTCCAAAACGTAGCAGGTGATCGTGGCGCGGCAATGGCTAACGCACACTTAACGCAAGAAGGCGTTACACCACAAGCGGATACTATCGTAGCGCAAGACATTACTGCGGTAATCAACCAATACTCATGCTTATACAGCTTCACTGATAAAGTGGCTGATTTGTACGAAGATGACATTCCAAAAGCTATGGTTGAACAAGTTGGTGAGCGTGTTGCGCTTGTTAACGAAATGATTTTATTCGGTGCTTTAAAAGCGTGTACTAACGTGTTCTACGCAGGTACAGGTACATCTATTGGTACAGTTAATGACTATTTGAAATTAGCTAACATTCGTAAAATCACCAAAGCAATGCAAGCTAATCATGCTCGTCCTGTGACTAACACATTAAAAGCATCTCCAAATATTGCAACACAACCTGTTGAAAGCGGCTATGTGGTTATTTGCCACACTGACTTTGAACCAGATTTGCGTGATATTGCAGGCTTTATTCCAACTTCAGCGTATGCAAGCGGCACTCCAATGCCAAATGAAATTGGTCGTGTTGAGCGTTTCCGTTTCATTACTTCGCCAGATTTACCTGCTCAATTGAGCGCAGGTGCGGCAACTGGCTCGACTGGTTGCCAATCAACTTTAGGTACAAACATTGACGTGTATCCTTTCTTTGTATTTGCTCAAGATGCGTTCTCGCAAATTGCATTACGCGGTAAAGAATCAATGTCACCTACTTTCATCCCTGCTGGTGAAAAAACAAAATCTGATCCACACGGTCAACGTGGTTATGCCGGTTCTATCTGGTGGAAAGGTGTGATGATTGAAAACAATCAGTGGATGGCTTTAGGCTACGCTGGCGTTAAATCACTTTAATTAATTTAGCGCTGAGTTAATTCTCAGCGCACCCTTTTGAGGATTATGAAATGGCTGAAAATACAACTTATGTATTAACAAATAAATCAAATGACGAAGATTCCCAACTCGATACCTTTGTTCGTTTGTCATTTGACGCAACGACTATTGTTGCAGCGGATTATGTCGAGTTAGATATCGGTTCTAAACCACGTTATGTGTGTGTTGAAAACTTTACTGACCTTTCTAAATTTGAATGGTTTGAAGGTGTTACTGTTGACGTAGCCGCAACAGCTATTGCAGTGAATACTTT